CGTGAACATGGGAAACTACATAGCCGCAATAACCCCGAAAAGCGGGATTGATATCCGTGGCGAGTGGGTGGTCGTGCGCCAAACCAAAGACAGCTATGCTGACTTTGATGCAACGTACAGGCCTACCTGGTCGGGCACGGTTCAAGAAATCATCAATCCATCGGGGAGTGAGCATCTGTTCACTCGAACCATAACTCGCGGAACAAAGCTGAAAGCAGGTGTGGCGAACCGTTCTCATACATTCGAACATCAGTTCGATTTGGGTACGGGTAAAGTCGCCGACATGTTTCTCATTGCTTCCAAGTTGCTCACTTAAGAGCTGCTTGCCACGATTATAAAACATCAACCACTATCTGGGTCCTTGGGCCCAATTAACTATAGAGATACCAACATGAGCTTGACTATCAACACCAAAACTTACGATGAAGACAGTCAGCTGTCTGCCAACGGGATCCGGTATGCTGGACCCGCTCAAACCCTTCAGACCAACGATTTATGTGATCTGAAGAGGACACGACCCCAAGCAACCCTGGACAATCCAGGTGCCGGGCGTGGGCAGATTAAGTTGACCCGTACAATGACTGACGGGACTTCTGTCATAGCACTGGATGGCCTTTTGGATATAACTTGGCGCATTCCAGCTGATGCTGACGAAACGGAGATCGATGCTCTCCTCAACGACGCCGGCGCGCTTTTATCAAGCGCCGTAGGAAAGGACATTGTTAAGAAACAGGATATCACGCACTAATGGTATGGGTCTTTTCCCAACCTCGTTGCTGGTCCTATTTTTGATAGTGTCCGCGTCGTGGAGTTTGTATATCCTCTACCCTGAGGGTTAACAGATTCCGTTTCATTTGCCACGCCTCATAAGGGCGTGTATGACAGGAGTTTACTGCGATGAAGCAGCAAGTCCCGAAACCAACGGTAAAACAGGCTACAGAGCCTTCCATCGGTTTAACTGATGAGCAGTACTTCGCGCTCATTGGATCAGTTGTTAACACCACCAGGCATCTGGACCCGCTCTTACAAAATAAGCTGCAGGGCGCCCTTCGCGGGCGTAACCTAAAGCTGGCGGTTTCCATAGCCGGTTCTTTGTCCTCACAGATGTACGAGGACCCCTCATCGCATTTCGAGGGGAACCAGATCGCAAATCTAATACGGAAGTATCCATGGG